ACTTGCTCGTCAATGCGGAATCCCTGCCTACTTCCTCAGCGCAGAATCTACATCGATGACCTATTCAAACGCGACATCCGAGCGACGTTCGTTGATTGATTTCTCGCTTCGTCCAATTCTGACCGCCATCGAGTCACGCCTAAGCATGGATGACTTCACGCCAGCCGGAACTCACGTTCGTTTCGATCTTGATGATTTCCTTCGCGGAAATCCTTTGGAGCGAGCGCAGATTTACCAGATTCTTACCGGCATCGGAGCGATGACCGTTGAGGAAGTTAGGAAAGCAGAGGATCTCTTAGGATGAAGATCAACTACCCAATGACCATTACGGCAGCCGATGTCGAGACTCGCACTTTGACCGGTCGCATCGTTACATGGGGCGAAGAAGGCAACACATCAGCCGGACGCACCGTGTTCAGCAAAGATTCGATCGCATTCAATAAAAACGTCAAATTACTTCTTGAGCATGAGTTGACGCGACCAATCGGCAAAATGGTCAGCGCAGAAGTTACCGACACCGGCATCGAAGCCAAGTTCAAGATTTCAAATACTTCAGCCGGATCTGATGCTTTGATCGAGGCAGCCGAAGGGTTGCGCGATGGATTTAGCGTCGGCGTCAAACTCAACGACTGGGAAAACAAAGACGGAGCAATGGTTATCTCATCCGCAAAGTTGATCGAGGTTTCCCTCGTCACCGAGCCAGCAATCGATTCAGCGCGTGTCGCTGAAGTCGCAGCCAGCGAAGAAGAAAACAAGGTTTCCGAGGAAGCAACCGTTTCCGAGGATCAAACAACAATCGAAGGAGAACAAGTGTCCGACACTACCGTTCCTGCTCCTGCCGTCGAAACGGTAGAAGCACAGGCGACAGAGGTTCAGGCTAAGTCTGCGCCAATGTTCACCGCTCCTCGCGTGAATCTCAACGTCACCGCAGGACAATACGCACTCGCGCAAATTCGCGCATCTCAAGGCGACTCAGAGGCTCGCGATCTCGTCGCAGCACTCGACGTAGCAACTACTTCGGAGAATATCGGTGTCGTTCCACCGACCTATCTTCGTGACCTCATCGGCATTATCGATGATCAAATGCCATTCGCTGATTCTTTGGAGCAGGGTGTTCTCCCGGCTTCCGGAATGAAGTTCTATCGTCCAGTCATTGGCGTTCAGGCAACGACCGCAATCACCGCCGAGGGTGTCGAACTTGATTCGACCGATACAACAATCACTTCTCTCGAGATTGATGTTGTCAAGATCGGTGGAGCCAATATCATCAACGCAGAACTTTTTGAGCGAAGCGACCCATCCTACGTCGATGTTCTTCTCCGCGAACTCGCCGCTTCATGGGCGCAGAAGGCTGATGCGTACGCATTTTCAATCGCAGCAGGCGCACCCGGATCATCTTCTGGCGCAACTCTCTACGCAGGTATCGCGGACGGTATCGCAGACGCTTACGGTGTTCTTCGCCGGACTCCAAATCGCTTCCTCGCAGACACCGGCAATTTTGCCGAGTTGCTCGCGGCAGTTGATGGCAGCCAGCGTCCACTATTCGCAGCAGCCGCTCCACAAAACGCAGCCGGCTTGATGACTCAGGGTTCGACCGCAGGCACAATCGCAGGTCTCCAACTCGTCGTCGATCCAAACCTCGACACCGGAACCGGCGTCAAGGGTATGGTTTACGCTTCTGACGCAGCAACGTTCTACCGTTCGCCAGCAATCCAGATTCGTTCAACGGTTGTCGCCAACGCACAGTATGAAGTTGGCGTTTATGGTTATGTCGCTTGCGCTCGCAAGTACGCAACCGCATTCCGCAACATCACCGTCGCGTAAGTAAATCAATAAGTCCTCAGCCGGTCTGATCCCGAGCCGGCTGGGGATCTCTAGCAGAAAGGCGAGGACATGCCCACCATAATCACGGCAGGTGAACTCAGAGCCGTTCTTGGCGTGTCCTCAGCCCTGTATTCAGACACAATTTTGAACGACGTCATCGATACCGCCGAAGCGGTAGTCTTGCCGATGCTCGTTACATATCGCAGCCCAATTCGCAGCGTGGAACTTCGAAGTAATGAAGCCATCTTTGAGTTTGATCCTGTTCAAGTATTCAACGAAGGACAGAGCGTCGTTATCGCTGGTGCTGGTTCACCTTTCGACGGCACTAGAACAGTTCTTGCTAATGAACTGACCGATACGACCTTCCGAGTGGCGATCGTCAATGCCGACATCGCAAAAAAGAACCTGATTCCGGCTGGAACCGCGACCCTCACCGGCGCAAGCACCTACGTAGGCGTTCCAGAGGTTGAGTCGGCGGTTCTAGCGGTCGCCACGGAGGTCTTTCAATCACGAAGCGCAGTCGGTGGTCAGATCGAAGGCGTTGATTTCCAAGTCTCGCCATTCCGTCTCGGTCGTAGCCTATTCAACCGAGTTTCCGGCATTCTAGGCAAGCACATCGATCAGGAGTCGATCGCACTATGACGATCGCGACTGAAGTTCGCGCCGCGCTCAAAACATCATTAGCACCGGTCGCAGCAAACATCTACGATCACGTCCCAGAAGCACCGCAGGCTCCTCACGTGAGCATCGTTCCGGATGATCCTTATTTGGACATCGAGACAATCGGCAAAGCAACCCTGAGATTACGCGTCAATATGGTTCTCGCCGTTGGCGTCAATTATGCGAGCAACGCAGCCGCCCTCGACAATCTCGAACAACTCATAACTAGCGTTCTGACGAATCTGCCATCCGGCTATATCGTCGGAGAGGTCAACCGACCCACAGTCACACAGGTGGGATCCGCAAATCAGCTCGTCGCTGATATTCGGGTTTCAACCTATTTCCAAAACTAAGGAGCAGAAATGCCTACCGCCGTAATTACCGGTCGCGATGTTACCTTCACTATCGGTGGTAACAATTTCGACGCTCAGGCGACCTCAGCCGTTCTAAGCGGCGAAATGGTTCGCGAAACCTACGAGACACTCGATGGCAAAGCCTACAAAGTTCTCGACAACAATTTCACCTTTTCGGTGGAAATGCTCGCTGATTGGGGTGCTACCGGTTCTCTTTGCGAAATCCTTTGGGGCGTCGCTGAGTCAGCACCGAACACCGGAATCAGCACCGTGTTCACCGCAGCATCAGGCGCGGTCTTTACTTTCCAGATTCTTCCAGCATGGCCGTCAGCAGGTGGAAGCGGAAACGACGCGCAGACAGTAACATTTGAGTTCCAGGTCATCGGCGTTCCGGCTGAGTCCTTTAGCTAATCGGAGAATCGGGATATGAAACTACCAATAACAATTACATACACCTCGGGATCTATTGAAACCTACACCGCGCAACCGCCGGAGTGGGCTAAGTGGGAAAGGGAAACCGGCAACAAGATCACGCACGCCGAAGGAAATATCGGCATTTGGGATCTTATGTTCCTGGCGTATCACGCTCACAAGCGTCAAGCGGCAGGACTACCGGTGAAACCTTTTGACGTCTGGAGCCTTACGGTTGAGGACGTTGCGGCAGGTGAGTCCGACCCAAAAGTCACCCAACCGGAAGCCTGAGCCGGCTCATCGTCGAATTGGCGATAGCGACCAGAATTCCGATGAGTGAGTGGACGGATGCATCAGACATCCTGACCGCTCTCGAAGTATTGAAGGAGCGCAAGTGACCGAGCCAGCCTTAGCCTTCGACAAGAAGGAACTGCGTTCGGTCATAGGCGCATTCAAAGCGATGGACGAACAAGCAACCGACGAAGCCAAGAAAATGGGTTATGAGCTGGCGCAATATGCGGCGCAGGAAGTCAGGAAAGCCGCACTCACTCGCACAGTCAATCCGGTCGCGGTTCGGCGAATCGCGGATGGTGTGCGCGTTAGCAGAACCTCAAAAGTCGGTGAATTCTCTTATGGGTTCGCCTCTCAGCGTTTTAGCGGTGGTGGCACGACGAAAGAATTATGGCGTGGTTTTGAGTTCGGTTCTAATCGATTCACACAGTTTCCAAAGCGCACTCCGAGATCTTCGGGGCGTGGTAACGCTGGATACTTCATTTATCCGACACTCCGTCGCATTCAGCCTCAATTAGTCGCCCAATGGGTCGAAGCATTCGATCGTATTTTGAAGAAGTGGACGTAATATGGCTGAATTCCGCACGCTGAAGCTTTCCATCCTTGCCGATGTAGACAACCTCAAAAAGCAACTCGGTCAGGGTGAGAAGGAAGTTCAGACCTTCGGCAATAAGGTCGCTGAGTTTGGCAAGAAGGCAGCCCTCGCGTTCGCGGCAGCCGCAGCCGCCGCAGGAGCCTACGCGGTCAAGCTTGCCGTCGATGGAGTCAAAGCGGCAATCGAGGATGAGAAGGCGCAGGAGTCACTACGCCGAACCATCGTCAACGTCACCGGCGCAACCGAAGCTCAGGTCGCAGCGACCGAGGACTTCATCGAGAAAACCGCACTCGCTACCGGCGTCGCGGATGATCAGCTTCGACCAAGTCTGGATCGACTCGTTAGGGCGACCGGCAATCTCGAACAGGCGCAAAGACTCCAAGCCCTCGCGCTCGACGTTAGCGCAGGCTCAGGCAAATCCTTGCAAGCGGTCACAGAAGCCCTTTCAAAGGCTCAGGAAGGCAATCTAGGCGGTCTAACGCGTCTGGGTGTGGGTTTATCTAAGGCAGAGGTCGCAACCCTCTCATTCGACCAAATAACTCAGAAATTAGGGCAGACGTTCGAAGGTCAGGCAGCCGCAGCCGCTAATACCTTCCAGGGTCGGCTCGATCGTCTGAAAGTCGGCTTTGACGAAGCTAAGGAGTCGGTCGGCTTCGCGTTGCTGCCAATCCTCGAAAGACTCATCAACTTCGTCAACGCTAACGTAGTGCCGGTCATCAACCGATTCACCGAGTCATTCGGTGCGCCTGGCGGTCTTGCCGATAACATCCAAAAGACCGTCGACATCGTGCTTCGGGTTTTGCGTCCTGCATTCGAAGGCGCAGTCAGCCTCTTCAATCGCGTTCGAAACGCAATTAGCGACAACCGAGAATCGTTCAGCGCATTCGCAGACTTGATCCAAACTTACATCGCACCGACTATCGGAAAGGTTTTAGGTGGCGCTCTGAAAGGCTTAGGCGTCATCGCTGAGGGAGTTATCAAGGTCATCGCGACCGTGGCAAAGGTCATCACCGCAACCGTCGAAGCTGCCATCATCGGCATCAACGCGCTAATCAAAGCTTACAACGCGGTTCCGCTACTTCCGAACATTCCAACCATCGCAGCACCGTCGGGCGGTGCGGTAGCGCCTTCCGCGCCATCCATTCGCGCCATCGAGCGTGGCGTTCCAACCGCGAGCGCGCCGGCAGCTTCGGCAGTCGCACCGGTGACGAATAACATCACGGTCAACGGTGCCATCGACTCAGAATCAACCGCTCGCCAAATCGCCCGAGTCCTTACCGAGTCAGCATCGCGTGGCACAGGTGGCGGCGGTGGCTTCTTAGGTGGTGTCCTCGTAACGTGACCGCCTGGACTCCCGAATACCGTATCAAGGCTAACGGCGACGTAATCACCGGCATCACGCTAGTCGGCTTCTCCATCACGTCCGGTCGAACCGACGTCAATGCCCAGGCTCAGGCTGGCTATGCGGCGATTCGCGTCCTCAATCTCACGAATCAGGTCTATTCCTGGGGCATCAACACCGCGATAAATATCGAAGTCAAAGATACGACTAACACGTTCGTCCCGATCTTTGGTGGTCGAATCTCAGACATAGCGGTAGGCGTGGAGCGCACCGGATCAGCCGCAACCGTCACCGTCTTAGACATTTATGCGTTGGGGGCTTTGGCAAAGCTTCAGAACGCGGTCTGGGAAGGATCGCTGAGCAAAGCATTCGACGGCATCCAGATTCGAACCATTCTCGAAAGCCTCTTGACGAATTCGTGGAATGAAGTCGCAACCTCTGAGACCTGGAACTCTTACGACCCGACCGTTACCTGGGAGAACGCCGAAAACGTAGGCATAGGCGAAATCGACGAAGGCGAATACGAAATGATTAGCCGAGCGGCTGCGCCGGTCAATATGTATTCCTATGTTGCCGATATAGCTAATTCTGGCATCGGTTATCTTTATGAGGACGCGAACGGCTTGATTTCCTACGGAGACGCAAATCACCGCCAGGATTACCTAATCGCCAATGGCTACGTGAACCTCGACGCCAATCATGCGCTCGCCGAAGGGATTCGCTCGACTACGCGACAAGGCGACATCGTGAACGACCTGGTTATCAACTATAAAAACAACTTTGGAACGTCCTACACCTACATCGACCAGACTTCGATCGACACTTATGGACTTTATGCCAGGACAATCAATTCGCTGATCGATGACGATCCAGACGCGCAAGCGGTGGCTGAGCGGTTCGTGACCTTCCGCTCTACTCCCAAATCGAAATTCGATTCGATTACCTATGCCCTCCAAAACCCAGAACTTAGCGATGCGAACCGAGATGACCTTCTCAACGTGTTTATGGGAATGCCGGTTGCCATTTCTAACCTGCCGGCAAACATCAACGGCGGCTCGTTCGTGGGTTATGTCGAAGGCTGGACGTTCCGATCGACACTTTCTGGACTTTCCCTGAGCCTTACCCTAAGCCCCACCGAATTCTGGACGATTGCCCAAGATTGGGCGCAAGTTACCGCCTCGCTCGAATGGGCGGACGTAGATGCTACACTTACATGGCAGAACGCGACAGGAGTTATCACCTAATGCCAACAACCACTAACTTCGGCTGGACAACTCCTGCCGATACCGATCTCGTCAAAGATGGCGCGCTTGCCATCCGAACTCTCGGAAATGGGATTGATACTTCACTAGTCGATCTCAAAGGCGGCACAACCGACCAACTATTAGCCAAAAACTCAAACACGGACATGGACTTCAAGTGGGTCGCCGCTCCGGTCACGACCGCAAATTGGTCGCTTTTGAATGCCGGTGGAACCGCTCTGACAGGCGCGGCAACTATTACCGTGTCTGGTATCAGCGCCAAAGAAAGCATCATGGTGATCGTCGATGGTGCTTCGTCAGCTAATGCTTCTTCTTTTATTGGTTTGAGAGTCAACACCGATAGCAATAACATTTATTATGCTTTTGGGCAAGAAAACACGCTCAACAGCACATACAGCGCGACCATGTTCGCAAGTCGCGGCGAAGTCGGCAACTCTATCAACATCGCTCGGATGGGCGATTCAGCAGCAAACACCGTTGATGGCGCAGTAACGCTTAGCGGTTGCAATTCTGCAGGGGTGAAACCATTTATCTCAATTGGCGCAGGAAATGGCACGACAGCGCGTCAATATGCTTTGGAAGGTTATGTCGATTTATCTGCCACAATCTCTTCAATCAGCGTCATTAGCTCAACCGGCAACTTTGACGCCGGAACGGTTTTCGTCTATGCCACCGCGTAAGGAGTCGTCAATGTATAAGGAAAAAATCGTCAACGCTGAAACCGGCGAGATTTCGTGGCGCGATTACACTCCCGAAGAAGTTGCAGAAGTCGAAAACTCGCAATCAGAAGCCGCACAATTAGCCGCCGAGGAAACCGAAAAAGCAACTCAACGAGCACTTATTCTTCAACGATTGGGTTTGACGGAAGATGAAGCCAAACTCATCCTCGGCTAAGCCCTGGCTGTGCCATGCAGGAAGGCAAATGCGTGAACAGATCGACGATTCTTTTCCTGGTCGTGACCGGCGTTCTGACGGTTGGATTGCTGACGCTCGCCATGATTCGAAGTCTGATCACGCTCCTAGAAGAAACGGAGTCGTTCGAGCTCTAGACATTGATGCGAACCTTGACGACACGAATACGTCGCTCTATCTCGCAGACCAAATCCGGCGTCACGCTCGCAAGGATAAGCGCATCAAATATGTAATCCATGCCGGTAAAATTGCCTCGGGAATCGGGTTATGGAAGTGGCGCGTCTATAAAGGTGTGAACCGGCACGACTCCCATATCCATGTCTCATTTAGCGCGAAGGGTGATCGAGACGGATCATTCTTTGATATTCCCTTGATTGGATAACCGTGACCGACTACATGAAGCATCCCATCGTTCTCGCAGCAGGTGCGTTCCTCGCAGCCTGGGCAGCGACCAACTTCGAGCTCGACTACCGAGCCGTCCTTTGGGCGGTTGTTTCCGGTGTCTTTGGATACGCGAAGCCATATAAAAAGTGAGCTCCCAGGAATGGGTCGCTCTCATCGCTGGCGTGATGGCGATTCTGACCGGTTTTATTGCAGCGTTACGATGGACGGTTCACCAATTCGTCCTCGAAATTGGCAGTCAGTTATTTCAACGGATGGATCGCATTGAAGCCGAGATCGGCGTGTTGACCGAACGTCAGTCAGACATATATGCGACCATTATGACCGAAAGGGGTTCGCATGGCTCAAAGAAAAACGAAGGCGCAAAAGCTCGCAAGCCTGCGCGCAAAAGAACGAGCCGCTAAGCGAACCAAACCAATCACCGCCCTCGATCTTTGGGCTATCAGCCTTTACGAAATCGCTGAGTCCATGAAGCGAGCTGGCTTTGATGACGCAACCGTGCAGGGCTGGTTATGCGACCAGCAATTACCCGAATGGGTAATCGGTGCGCCGAAGCCGATCGACGACGATGACGACGAGGAAGAAGAAGATTATTAGGCGCACAGTCGTTATTAGCGATTTGCAGGTTCCTTATCATGACTCAAAAGCCGTGCGAAACGTCGCAGCCTTCATCAAGCGATGGAAACCCGACCGAGTTGCAACTGTCGGCGATGAAATTGACCTCCCTCAGCTCTCCCGATGGGAACGTGGCTTGGCAGGGGAATTCGCTGGCACACTCGATCGCGACCGCCGGATTACTCAGGAGGTTCTTTTCGACCTTCGAGTGACCGATATGGTGCGCTCGAATCACACCGACCGGCTCTATAACTCCATCAAAACCAGGCTTCCAGCCTTAGCCGCTTTGCCCGAATTGCAGTTCGAGAATTGGCTACGGCTTCCGGAGCTAGGCATCAAGTTCCACCGCGACCCAATGCCCATCGCTAAGGGTTGGATTGTGCTTCATGGGGATGAAGGGCAGGTATCCCAAAAGGGTGGTCAAACAGCCTTAGGATTGGCTCTAAGGCATGGAAAATCGGTGGTCTGCGGTCATACCCATAGGGCAGGACTTTCGGGGCTTACAATGGCTTCTGGGGGCGTTTTAGGGGGTATTCTCTGGGGCTTTGAGGTCGGAAACCTTATGAACTTTCGCGAAGCCAAGTATCTCAAAGGCGGAGCCGGTAATTGGCAGCAGGGTTTTGGGTTGATTTACGAGTCCAGGGGCAAGGTCACGCCGGTATTCGTGCCGATCGAGAAGGACGGCTCATTCATGGTCGAGGGCAAGGTTTATGGTTGAACCCTGGGTGGACATTCATCGCACGATTGACGACCATGTTGACGACTTCGATGCGGCGACCGATTTCGTTATGAAATCGTTATCAACACACCCACGTCACCGACGCGCTTAGGGCTTAGCCTTCTCCTGCCGGACAAACCACCGGCAGAATCGGGAAATCATGACGGCAATCGGTTTCGACCCATTAGCCATTTATTACATCATCGCACTCATAGCAATTCCCGTCCTGGGATTGCTTTATACCGCACTCACCGAGAACTTCTATTGGAAAGGATTCAGGGATGGAAAACGACTCGCCGAAAACAATCGCAGCGCACGACATTCTGAAAGAAGCTAATGCAATCCGAGCTGATCGAGGGTCGATCTACGGTCACCCTTACATCAACCATGTTCGTATCTCGAAGCTATGGTCGGCTTATTTGGATTTTCCGATTACGCCTGACCAGGTCGCGGTATGTATGGCACTACTCAAAATCTCTCGACTTGCTGAAACGCCAGGTCATCGAGGACGTGACGGATACGTGGACGGTTGTGCCTATCTCGCACTTGCTGCCGAACTATCAACCACCGACCCAACCGAGTTTTATGCCTATTAGAGCAAACCACGATTCTAAAATTTGGTGCGACATTTGCAAAATACGCTATGGGAAGGTCGGTGCGGACTGGCACACTCGGGCTATGACGCCAGCTCGCTGGATCGTCATCAGCGAGACTAAGGAGCGACGTGGACGGACTAAGGCATATTGCCAGCCATGCGCCAACGAATGCCAGGTCGATGGACAGGGCAAAATCTGGACGTTTCGCGAGCAACTTGACTATGCGTTAGGAAGGGAATCAATCGATGGGGTGGAATCTGAATGACTACGAACCGGTCGAGGATCGATTACGGCTATTTTGGGAGGCTTTCCCGATGGGTCGCGTTGAGACGACTTTGGTTCACGTTGAACGTGACCGTTTTATTGTTCGGACTTGCTTGTTCCGAACGGATACCGATGAGAAGGCGGCTGCCTCTGGATTGGCAGAGGAGATTGTTACTGATCGAGGCGTCAACTCTACTTCGGCTCTGGAAAATGCAGAGACCTCTAGTCTTGGGCGCGCCCTTGCAAATCTTGGCTACGCTGCAAAGGGAAAGCGACCATCACGTGAAGAGATGGCTAAAGTTGTCCGAGGGGATTCACCGATTGTTGAAAGACCCTTCAAAGGGAAAGTCCAGCAAGAAAAGCCAATAGCCAATGAACCCGAAACCGTCGTCTGGGATGATGTCGAGACAAAAGCGTTTGAAGATACCGGCACATTCATCGCGGATCTCCAGGCGCAGCTAGGCGCATCCATCGAAGGCTTCAAATGCGCTCATGGCGACATGCTACGCAAAGAAGGAACGTCAAAGGCTGGTAAGCCTTACTGCGGTTATGTCTGCGGATCACCCCGCAAAGCTGAGCAATGCGAGCCTAAGTGGGCGAAGATGGTAGGCGGCAAATGGGTGTTCGAGGGTCGAGCCAATGACTAGCATCGATCGGACAGGCGAACTTAACCTCAGACCAGTCAAATGCGATTGGTGCGGTATCGATCTCGTGAGTTATGCCGGGTTTCGGGTGCAAATGCACGAAGAAGATCCATTTGACTATAACTGGGCGTGCGTAGTCCATTACGAATCG